ATCCCGTTCAACCTTTTTGGTAATTACTTCTTTTAGTTGTTCCAAAACGCTAGGAGGCTTAACATCCTTGACGACTTGCTTTTTAGGGGTGTTATCTTCTGAAATGGTGAAAATATCGTTGCTCATATTTTGAACCCTAGCATGAAAGAAGGAGCACCTAGTGGTACTCCTTCAGTCAAACTATTACTAAATTTTTAATCAGGCTGTGACTGTGGTTGATCCGCTGATAACACTCTGAATGCTGAAGGTCAAAGAATAAGTAGATGGGGCACCACTAGCGGCATCGCCATCAGGCTCTGTCAATCCAACAAGCAACGCCTTGGAATAGGTGCGCTGAAGTTCTGGGACTGCAACATTACAGTTGAGTTCGTCAATCTGAATGTCGTAATAAGCACGACCGACCATCTGGCGAAGGCTACCAAGGAATACTGCATCAATGCCTGAGTCATAGTGACGAGTTACCGTGATGTCACCGATTTCCGCAGGAGCACAAAGCACTTCTGGGAACAACTTTCCACCAATGTAAACCTTTTCAACCGAAGCGGTAATTTCACCACCAGTTACCTGAGCGTAATAAACAAGGCCATTATCTGCGCCAGGCGTGGGAGGGGCTTCAATATTTCCTGACGATGATGGGCTAATTGATGCAACAATTTGCCTCTGCGCGATTTTGCTCATAGTTGTTCCTTGCTCCTTATCAGACTACTGATGCTGTGAGATTTGACTTAGTGACATCAACCTGAATCTGGTCACCAATGCTAGAAATACGGACTCCGACCTTAGCCTTGACTAAACCGCCAGCCAATTGCGAAAGCGGGTTAATGGCATCGCTAACAATAACAGAGTAACCGTAGTCAATGCGACGACCAGTACCATCAAATGCCTCATACAAGCCACCAGCGATGCGGATTGGCTCCAACATTGCAACAAGGCGACCCTTGACGCGGGTAAACAGTGCAGAACGACCGTCAATCGGTGAGAAAATCAAGTCTTCCAAAACTGACTCTGATTGAGCAACAATAAAGTTGAGCATTTCGCGAGCGTTCAAGAAGCGATAGTTATCTTCATCATTGGATGCAGAGCGAGCGCCATAGACGCGAACACGACCATTGATGATGCGCAAAGTGTTAACTCGCGACTCATCCAAGGTGTTGCTGATCGTCTTGGTTACCGTATCGTTCAATCCAGTCAACCAGCGTGATTCCGTAACAACACCAGCGTAAGCCGCCCAAGAACCAGTACGGTTGTGGGCAATTGAACGCTTGGCGGCTACGAAACCTTCTGGCGAAATGACGATAGCGGTGTCATCATCGCGAGTTGCCTTGACCCATGGCCAGAACAAACCACCATATTCTGCTGTAGCGACTCCATTGTAAGTAGAAGCAGAAAGTGTACCTGTGGAATGTGTTGCCGCTTGGGTTGAGGTGTAGTTAGAAGGTGTTGACAAAATTGCCATGCGCTGATTTTGATAGCAATGACTAAGAATTGCTGCATGAATCGTTCCGATATTTGCACTAGTCACCAAACCTGGCATTGAAACAGCACCAGGACCAAAGTCGTAGCCAAAATCATCAAGAGCGGCTGTCCAGTTGGAATCTATAATGGTTGCAACTTTGTCATCACCAGCACTGAATGCCAATGCGGTTGCTACATCAACAAATGCTCCACCATTGGCGACTGCCGTGATGTATTTTGCTGCCGTGGCGCTACTGTTGATCTTATTTACAAGAGCAGTGGCTGTTGCCGTTTCTCCAGAAGCATAAACAAGTTCACCACTCAAATACAACTTAAGTGTTTTTCCACTGCCAATACTAGTGATAGTTGCCGTGAGGTTACTTGACCATGAGCCTTCGCCAACAGCAGTGAGTGTGAGTGCGGGAGTAGTGGCTGGCAAAGCACGAACGCCAGCGGTTGCTGATGCTCCTACAACTCGCGAAACATAAACCTGCGCTCCACCTTCTTCAAAGAAGGTCTGCACTTGCTGATGCACGACTCCAGTTGAAATATAATCACCATAGATTGATTCATAGTCGGAGAGACTAGTTACTAGTTGTGCTCCACTAGACGAACCGCGCTGGGTGATTCCAACAACAAACCAAGTAGCGGTTGGCGATTGGTTGATTGTACTCGGTCCTGTTCGGACTGATGTGTTGACTACGATTCCGGGCATCGTGCCTTCCTCCGCTCCCATAACTTGGGACTAAGTTCATGACTTTATGAAGTATACCTGGTCTAGTGCCTATATTTTGAACAGGTGAAACTTACCTGTAACTATTGTGACCGATTATTGCTATATCCTAGTGGAACAACTGTTATATATTGTCAAAAGTTTCTTGAATAGCAACATCTACGACTTCTGTTTCTATGCTCGTTGCGCTTGGTGCGATAACTGGAATACGGCTTGTTTCTACGATTGTCACCGTATATCCAAGATAAGCGCCAGCCATAACTCGCTCTCCCTTGATGAGTGTAAGTTCTGAATATTCTTCACGAATACTTGATTCGTCAATCATTACTTCCAAACCCTCTAAATCACCACATTGATTGAGTGATGGACCATCAAGAATGGCAGAGCGTAAAACTGTTATCAATCGGTCTCTTTTAAGTGTTGCAAGATCACTTTGGTCATCTTTTACCCAAATATATGTTCTCATTGTGTAGGCGACACTAAATCTAGGGTCATATAGGCGCGTATAGTCGGTTCGCTCCAAGCCATCCATTGAAATTGCCACGGTAATTAAAGTAGGCCATGCGTCAATTGCCACAGGTTCGTAGGCTAGGTACTTTTTCGGCTCAGGAAGTTCTTCATCATCAAGGTTCCAAGCATTACGATATTTAATAAGCCTATCTGGTAAATCAGATTCTAGATATAAATTGACAAATTCTTTTGCCTTATGGGGTCCCTGCATCGTCATTAGAGCGTCCCATTAACAATATAGTTAGCGGCTTTTCGTGACAAGTCTTCACTGAAGCCTCGGGGTTCAAAGATAATTTTTCGTGCTGGCATCTTTGTAGTCCCATATTGATGAAACTTTGCATACTCAACATTTGTACCAAAATTTGCAAATGTTGGAGTAATAACATTAGGAGGACCAAATAATGATGTCAAAGAACGCATCAATTTACCAGTAGGACCTGCTAGTGGGGGGTGCGTGTATGATTCTGCATCACGCCTCGGTGCCCATCCACCCACTGGTAAACCGCCAGTAGCAAAGTTTTCTGCATTTGCTAATTCAAGCATTTTCTTGGCATAAATGAATAGTGGCGTAAAGTTCTTTGAACGCAATTTCATGGTATTTAGGCGCAGGAGGGCTTCCTTAATATCAACATCAATATCAATATCAACACTCATACTCATGAGACGCGAACTCGCTTCCATCGCTTAACGGAACGAAGTTCTTCCTCGGAAAATCCCGTAGTTAAGGGGGCAGTATTTCTGGTTTCAAGGTCCTTGATACCAACAACATCATCGTGCATGTTTTGCATTTCGCGAGCCGCTGCTCGTAAAATTAATAGTCTAAATATTTTAATTTCAGAGCCAGCGAGACCTGCCGTATATTCAATTTCAATAGAATCATTGGCAAATGTTCGGTAAATATCTACACCATAGCGCCTAACGACATAATCAGTACCTTCAGTCAAAACTTCAGGAACACTACCCGGAGTAGGCGATGTGACGGTAATTGTCTCAACGGAAACAATTGGCGAATTCCGTGCATAAAGCGTGTATGGAGGATGGAACCATGTCATTGGACGCTCGGTCGTATCCAGACTGACATCGTAAAAGAAAGATGAAGTTGGAACGCCAACACTATTTGACTCAACAACATATGTTTCCGTTAATGAATTTACTTCAATTGGACGGCGAAGCCACGCCTCTAATTCACTTTGGAGACCTTCAAGGACATATTCAGCAGCATGAAGTTGCCGATTGCTCAGTTTAATGTCCATGTAACGCTCTAATTCAACAATACTGACAAGCATTCTGCACCTTCCTTACGGATAAGTTTACTATTTAATGCTCGGCTTAGAGGTAAGAGGCTAAAATCTCATCCCATTTTTTAGCCATAACTTTTACATTTAAGGCTTCAACTAGTTTTCTATTCTTTTTTGCCTCTTCAGAGCGGGCAGACAAGTTGGTCATTTCGGTTAGATAGTTAACCCAGTCATCTTTGCTTGAGGCAAGAAAACCAATTCCATACTCATCGTGGAGTCTGCGGTATTCAGGCATATCAGACATAACTACAGGGATAGATGATGCTGAGTATTCAAGTGCTTTAATCCATGATTTTGCACGATTAAATGGGACATCATTCAGCGGAGCAACTCCACAGTCAAATTCAAAAGACAAACGAGCATAATCTTTTGGGTGATGCATGGGGGTTAGGGTTACATTTTTTCGTTCAACGCCAACTTTGTCAGCAAAATATTCCGCTGATGAGTTATGCCCAGAATGATGCAATCGCCACAGTGGATTATTTAGTACTCCATCCAAAATTTCAAGGTCTCCAGAACGATGCGAAGTTGAACCAACCCATCCAACTTTCATTTTTCTAGGACGATGAAAACGCTGACGAAAATCTAATGGCGTAACACAATTCTCAATCAAATGAACATTTTTACATCCAAATTCATTTTTGAGTTTTTCAAAAATATAAGGCGTACTAGTTGTTACGGCATGACCAAGTTGAATGATCTGTTTATAGAAATCTATGTTTTCTGTTTTGTTAAAATCTGGGTGCGTTAGTTTGTATGCTTGATTATCTTCGTGGAGTTCCCAGTACCAATCATCAATATCATTAATAAATACTTGATTTTTGTTTAGATTTTCTGCAAGTTTTTCAGCAAGATTACTAAACATTAACCGCTGTAAGACAATAATATCGCAGTCATAGTGACTATTTGAATCCCAGTCTCCAATACCAAATCCCTTTTGTGGGTGATAAACCAAAAGACCAGTAACAGAATGATATTTGAGATGTTTGCGATTTTGTTGTATGCGGACCCAATTAGCACCACCAGGTACTGGATGTCCAGATTGGTCAAGCATTGACTGAGACCAATCAGTTGAAGCAAATCCTATTTTAATCATTTTACTAGTATGAGCCATGTATTTCCCTTATTTGTGATTCAGGGAAATCCTAGCACGCCATTTATGATTACCCGTTACGGCGAAGCCTATCTGGAAGCAAATCTCGTCCAGCGCCCTGTGGGTTGCCAGCACCGCCAAGGCGCTTATTCATGCCTCGGAGAAGGAATGCAAGAGCGCGTCGCCACCACGCAGGGCGACGACCTTCACGCTCGTCAGGTTCAACATCTGGTGTACCACCGGGTATAGGCATATCTTCTCCTAATCTCTAAAAGATTTTAGCACAATATAATAACCTGTTATTGATTATCCGTCGGCGTTCGGTGGGCGCTCAATAACAAGAGCATCGTCTTTGGCTGATGATGGTGCCTCAATCGGAACCCATGCTGAAGAGTATTTATGTTCTGCAATATTTTTATCTTTCAGCATTGTGCCGTCAACCATTAGGTCAATTTCATCCATATGCATGACAAACATTCGTTTGATGTCTGCCTCGCTATATTTGCGTGACCGAAGAACCTGCTGAATAATCCGCGACAACTTCTTTGCGACCACCTCGCCACGAGAACGATTAAGTCGGGCATGAAGAATCATAGCCTCAATATCATCACAGTCAACATAAACAACAGGTACAGTATCCTCTGTAATTTTTGATAGTTTATGTAAACTTTTACTAATTTGCCACCTATACGAACCGTCAATAATTACATTTTTTGACTTCTGAACAATTAGTGGCTGAAGCCACCCATAATCCTCCATAGACCTTGCTAGTACCTGTAAGTCAGGCTTCAAGATATATGTTGTACGCCACGAAGCCAGATTTAATGTAGAGCCATCAACCCACTCCATTTGTCCATTGCCTAGCATTCCAGATTTGCCTTTTCCAAAAATTCCCATAATTTCTCCTACCGTGAATCGTCTTGATAATCAAGTGCGTCTAATTCGGCCAACTCTTGAGCCTCTGCCAGACGCATAGTATGTGCTCGTGTTTTTGGTCCAATAGGGTTTACTGAACTGATATTGAATTCATTAATTAATAGATTTCTAATCAACCAGTGGACTGGGTATGAATAAGGGTCTTTGCGATGCTTCTTTCTAAATTCTGAAGCAAATGCCATTGCCCGCTGTTTCAGCCCTGGTGTAATTATATTGTCATCAATGCACAATTGCACGCCTTTCCAACCTCTGAGGGCATACATCTGAATCATAAGTTCAAGGTCAAACTGTGACCACAAACGGCGCTGTGCATCAATGTGTGGAAAACACTCCACTAGTCTGTCGTAAAATTCTGGTTCAGTTCTAACCACATCTTTAATGCGGCGGATGGCAACTGAGTGCAATGGAATACCAATACGGCTATTTGAGCCAGACAGAGCAGCGTGGTCGTAATATTCGCAGTATGAGGCATTGTGTTCCTCTGAAATAAATTTAAACACATCGCTTGCTGTCCAGTCATAAATTACCTTGGCAAATCGCAAGGGAATTGACTTTTTCATTTTGAATGGGATATTGATGTAATTTTCATTTAATTTCTGAACACATGCTCTATATCTGACCATTGACTCGTTGGCTCGTACACCAGTCAAGAAAGCAACACTTCCCGACTTTCCTTGCATTGTGTAATAGTCAATTGACTCTGGAAGAATTTGATCTCGTGTAAGTCCGAAATGTTCAGCAGTAATTGCCCACGGCGGAATATCGCGGTAGAGACGACCTTCTCGTTCTCGCTTGGCGGACCAAAGTAAACAAAACTCTCGCCTACCTAGAACCCAGACTTCTTGACCCATTGGCATGCAATACCATTCCATGTCAACCCAGTCGTAATTGCGTACTTCTTCAATATATTTAATAGTCAAAGGCGAAACCATTTCTTCGTCTCTGAAGATTACTTTTACTGGACCCAACCCTCGTTCTTCATGAATTTCTTTCGCAAGATACAAAACTGCTGTTGAGTCTTTACCCCCTGAGAATTGAACACATACCGTGTCAAAAGTGTCGTAGACATGTCGGATTCTTTCGCGAGCAGCCTCAACACAATTGATATCTAAAAACATTCTTTGTCTGGTCATTATTTTCCTTAGCGATAATCTGCGTGAGCATCTAAAAAGTTAATAAGTTTTTCTGCAATTGTGTCTCCATCGGTGGAAGGATCACTTCTTAGCCATTTAACAAATGCATACCAATGACCTTGCTGGTCAGCGTTATCAAAAACCAGAGTGTATTGAACTACTGCATTTCTAGTCCCCTGAGCGCCAATGCTTGTACTTCCGTTAGCGGCAACTTTCCTATCATCCACTGATTGAGATGGAACCAGTCTTGAACCCTCATCAGTATGCTCCACGGCATATTTGGGTGAGTTTTGCATTGGGTCTATTAATACTGGAGCGGTGTAACCGATTGTATTTTCTTGAGTCCGCTCAATGCGATTAATTTGTTCGTTAATTGATGCCATTTCAAACATATCCCAACCTAAATCCTCAAGTAGTTCGGGGTAGATTTCATCAATATCCCCAAGCAATGATTTTAGGATGGATGGGTCCGTGTACCCAAGTTCGTTCGTTCTGTTGTCGGCAAGTGCAAAAGCAATAGCCCTATTATCGTCTACCTCGTATTGCACGGCAGCAATATGCGTCCAACCTAGTTTTTGAGCGGCTTGAAACTGGTGATTACCAGCAATAACCGTCATTGTTCCGTCCTCATTCGGGCGAACAACAATTGGCTTTAGTTGACCAAATTCCCTATACGAAGCAATGATTGCGTCTAAGTTTCCCTTGCGAGGGTTATTTGGTAATGGGATTAGTTTTTCTATATCAACTAGCAAATTAGTTAGTGATGCGTCAACTTGATAATCCATAATTTCTCCTTAGGTTATGGCATTGTCTGTGCACGGACATTAGCGGCTAGCGTGCGTAGGGCATCAATGCTTGTGCGTAACGAATGAAGGCGTTCTCGTTTGCTCTTCACTAATGCTTCGCTAATTTTATATTGCATTATTAAATCCTGCAATTTATAATCAGCCCATGCTTCGCGCTCTTTGATTGATCCTTTTGCGCCAAGGTATTCTTTAGCCCATGAAGACTTCATGTTTGCGTCTTTGATAGCGGCATCTTGCGCTAAGGTTTCAAAATTTTCTGTTTCATTTTCTAGTAAGCCAGTGAGCCGAAGAATTTCTTCTTCTACTTCAATCTGACTAATCGGTCTGTTTCTGTTCAATTTTTCCTCCAATAGTAGACCAGTCTATTTTCTGTAGACTGTCAATGCTTTCCTTGCCCCATTTATATCTGGGTCGTCCTAGGACATATAAACCCATTTCTTCAAGAATCCATGCATCACACATATCATCAGCACCCTTACCAGCCCAAACAATTCCTGTTTTTGCCGATATTGATGAGACTACTTCATTTTTTGAAGCATTGCCACGACCTGTAGCAAATTTTGCTCTACAAGTCGGAGGTACTACCGCAAATGGTATTTCTAGATTATGTAGACATAAGCGGATTGCCCCACCTAATTCACCGATTGAAAATGCCTGCCCACTACGGCTTGCAAAAGAGTATCCCTCAAGCACAACCAATGGTTCATTTATTTCAGATAACAATTTCGTGAATTCGTTTACTATATCACTCAAGCGTTGAGTGTCTTTTGATTTAACAGCAATTACTCCCTGTTTATTGTCACATGCCCATCCCGTGGATGTTAGCGAAATATCTAGACCAATTACT